ATGAAACTAAATGCCCGTCAAATCGAGACTGCAAAGCCAAAGGATAAAACCTACAAGATGGCTGATGGTGGCGGTCTGTATCTGGAAATCTCCCCGCGTGGCTCTAAATACTGGCGCATGAAGTACCGCCGCCCCTCCGACAAGAAAGAGGATAGGCTGGCTTTTGGCGTATACCCCGCAGTTGGTCTAGCTGATGCCAGGGCGAAACGTGATGACGCTAAAAAGCAACTGGCACAGGGTATTGACCCAAAAGCCGAGCAAAAAGGGGCACAATCTGAATCGGAGGGGGCATTTTTATTTGAAACCATCGCTCGCCAGTGGCATGCGAGCATGCTTACGTGGAGTGAAGACCACAGCAAGCAAGTTTTGCGGGGACTGGAACAATATATTTTCCCTGCAATTGGCGCATTAGATGCAAGAAAATTGAGAACCAGCCAGTTGTTGGCACCTATCAAGCTGGTTGATGCTGCTGGAAAGCATGATGTGGCGCAGCGATTACAGCAACGTGTAACGGCGATTATGCGTTTTGGGGTACAGAATGACGTTCTAGAATTTAACCCAGCTAGTGATATGGTTGGCGCACTGAGTGTAACTAAAGCGACACATCACCCCGCATTACCTCCAGCCAGAATAAACGAGTTCCTTACCAGATTATCCAGCTACAAAGGCCGTAGAATCACTCGTCTAGCCGTAGAACTTACGCTCCTTACTTTTGTGCGTTCCAGTGAGATGCGCTTTGCTCGTTGGGCTGAGGTCGATTTTCAAAAGGAAGTCTGGAATATTCCCGGCAAGCGCGAACCCATAGCGGGTGTGAAGCATTCAGTCCGTGGCATGAAAATGAAAACAGATCACACCGTCCCCCTAAGTAAACAAGCATTGCATGTACTGGTACAACTGCACAACCTCAGCGGCAAAGGTGAGGTTATCTTCCCCAGCGACCACGACTCCAAAAAAGTAATGAGTGAAAACACGGTAAATAATGCCCTCCGTGGTATGGGCTATGACACCAAAACAGAAGTGTGCGGGCATGGCTTCCGAACGATGGCGCGTGGCGCTCTTGGAGAGTCAAAGCTATGGAGTGATGACGCAATAGAGCGACAGTTAAGCCATGTAGAGCGCAATAGCGTCAGGGCTGCCTACATACACACTTCTGAGCACATTGAAGAACGTCAGTTAATGCTCCAGTGGTGGGCTGATTATCTGGATGCGAGCAAGGTTGCGCATATTACTCCGTTTGATTTTGCGAAGCTGGTGGGTAAAAATTCGTGATGCTGGATGTAATCACAGTGGTAGACTATAGTAGACGTTAAAGAATAGGCTATGCCTAGGGTAGCTCCCGAAAACCAGTACACCTCTACTGGCTGGCATAGTCCCCAATTTTAGAGGGCGTGAGGTGGCGTAATGAAACCAAGTCTCAGAGCTGCAGAAGAGTTAGATTCAGAAATAGAGCATGTTTGCAAAGATATAAACGAAAGCTTAGATTTTTTTAATTATATTAGACAATTCGACTTTGGGGTGAAAGATGTTTTAAAAACAATAGATGTAAAGAAGTATGATGAGCTTACGAATGACTTTCATGCTATACAGTTTTATATTGCGTTCAAAAAAAGAATAGACATACTTCATTCAATTGAGTATGCCAATAGTATTGCACAGAATACATACGAGGATTATTTATTAGATTTTCAACAGGATGATGTTGATGATAATCCCAATTCAGAGGAAGAGTTTGAGAATGAAAAACTCGGTCAAATAAGTGGTGAATTATTAGATACTTCGTTTTTTTTGGAGAAAATTTTCTATGGAGATGCCATTAGCATTGTTCAAGATGATTTAAAGTATGCTAGAGGGTGGTGGACTAAGGATTCTATAAGGGCCCTTGACATGCCTCGCATCATTTTTGCTAATAGATACAACGGATATTTTTCGGGGATAATGGATAATGAAGACCACAACAAAGTAATTTGTCGATTTTTACAAGGCAATCATAGTTCAGAAGACGTAAAAAGAATATTAAGTATCCCAATAGGGTATGGTTGGCAGCATCATGAATTAACCAAGAATACAATATGGGCTGAAGTTGATTTAAATGTGCCAGATGAAATTTTGATTGAAAGATTTAAAAACTGGTTAGGAAGTGCACGTGAATTACATGGCGATGCTTTTAAACAGAGCGTGGTTAGTATTAATAGGAAAAACAGCTTTAAACCTTCACTGATTAAACGATGGGGAAAACTAAGGATATTGGCATATTTTGATATGAAAATATTGTGTTCCTTCTTTCATCAAGAACCTACAATTAAGCAGTATGGGGATGCGTTATATTTTGATGAGTATGATATAGATACCACGGAAAAAATAAGAAAAACAGCAATGCCTCTTCTTCAAGAAATTATTGAAGGGGATTGCCTTGATGATCTTATGAGGAAGCTTATTGCGGAAGATAAAATGCCGAAATAGCTACCGGAATAAAAAAAAAGGAAAAAAATTCCGGTAAGAAAATAATTATTTTACCTCCCTTTATTGACTTAAAGTATGAGGAGACAATCCTCCCTGTCATCTACCAGCATCTATCAATGACGCTACACAGAAACAGGGGGCAACATGCCACAAGCAGCACAATCACTTATCCGCCTATCAGAAGTCCAGCGCCGCACAGGTTACAGCAAAGCATGGATTTACCGCCTTATCAGCCAGAAGCGCTTCCCTCAGTCCGTAAAAATCGGTACACGCTCTATTGCTTTTATCGAAAGTGAAATTGACGAGTGGATTAATCAGCGTATAGCTGAATCGCGCGGGGAGGCTGCATAATGCAAAAGAAAACCCGCACAGAGGCGGGCATTATCAGACAGGTTAGCGCCAACGATAATACCGCCGTTCATCACATTAAGCCACCGCCTAAGAAGCACCGCGCACGCTGCTACATGATGCGCACCGGCATTGAGGGCTGGACAGAAAACGATATTCTCAAATATGCGCGTTTATCATCTGGCCGTAATTATGCGACTGAACTTGAGCGCCTTCTCAATATTCGCCTGGAACGCATTGACGAGCGCAACCCTGATAATATTGGGAGTCACTTCCGTTATCGCTTGGCAAGCCGCCATGACGTCCTGCTCGTTATTCAGTTAGTTAATTACAACGCCTTATATAACGGCCACCAGCAATTAACCAAGAACGAAATTAACGACATCTTATATTTATACCCGGACACACCAGTCGCCGCATAACGGAGCATAAAAATATGACTATTCAAAACATGGCAAATAGCCGTGACGGATACCCCTACGCCCAAAACATGGCGAACGGTATTAACGAAATTCGTCGTAACGTTATTTGTGGTGACTGGTCAGCCGTTAATAATCGCGTTTGCACATTAACGGATTTAGGCTTGCGTCATAACGGTCAGGGGCTGGTCTGGCTGCGTTCTGGTGTGCCAGTCCGTGAGGCGGATAGCGATACTGGGTTCAGTGGTAAAGCGAAGGTATCCCATGAGTACCATGAGTCGCTATGTCCATCACGTCCAGCAGATAACAAGGGTTTCATCCGTGGCGTTCACTCTCATAAAGTTGATGGTTATTGCCTGAATATCCTCACCAGCAGCCCGTCATGGATTGAGTACTGGCATCGGCGGGATGGTAAGGCTCTTTCTACTTTCGCCGTTCAGGTGCTCACTAATGAGCGTCAGGAAGCCTTTGACGATTGGGTCATTTATCGCAGCCCGGCGCAGCCAGATAAATACACAGTGATTAATACGGTGCGTAATAGCTCGACGGTGAAGGAATATCAGCGTTTGGGCTGGGTATGTGAATCAGCGCATGAGCTATCGTTGCTGGTTAAGAACGATGCTGAGTTTAGCCGTCTGATGGGCCGGTTGGGTTACGTGAAAATCCGAACCCGCAAAATTACCGGACGAAAGGAGGCTTTCTGGATTTATCGTTCAGCAGAAAAAGGATTATCGGCGGCAGAGAAGCAACCCCTAATGGATGCAAGTTATTCTGATGTAGTTAAGCGTATTTCTCGCGGTAAACAAGAGGTATGCCCGGAAGGAGCCGCACCACACAAGGCCTCAGAGCCATTTGTGCAGGTGTCACACAAGCCTCGATATGGTTATAACGAGGTCGCTTTAGATGGGAAATTACTTCATGTGTATGGCGACCACATCCGTTTACTGACTAAAAAGCGGGTTCGTGTGAATGGTAAGCAGGTTCAGGGCTACACAGCTAAAGGTCTGCGTGTGGAGGTGGTGGCATGATGCTCATAACTCCAGTGGCCAGCCAGAATAAAGCCTTTCCCTTGGCTGGCAGTATCCAAACTCAGCCTGAATCCAGCCAGAGTGATATTTCCAGCAGTGATTTTGCAGAACGCATTCCTGTATCGATAAGCAATATTGGTAACAAAGATATTCAGTCGGTCAGTGGTCGAAAGCTGCATGTATTTTTGAAGGTTGGCCGTGATTTCACAACATGGATAAAAGCCCGTATTAAGCAATACGGATTTAAAGAGGGCGTGGATTACGTAATTGTTGAAGATTTGAGCACCCCCGTTTCGGGGAGCGCAAAATCTCGCCAACAGGTCGAGCATGATTACGTTCTCAGCTTGGATATGGGTAAAGAATTGTCGATGGTTGAACGCAACGAGCAAGGCAAGGCTGCCCGTCGTTATTTCATCGACTGTGAAGAGCGCCTTCGCCGTGTAGCTCCAGAGGAATACAGCGCCGCACTGATGGATTGGCGCAAGAACCGTGTTGCGGCCTGTGAAGACCACAAAAGCATGTCTGAGGCCGTGAAGGGTTATATCGAGCGCACCGGCGACACACAGCATGGTTTCGCCTACAGCAATGAATGCACGTTTATCAATCGCCTGGTACTTGGTATGCACCCACCTGTATGGGCGAAGAGAAATGGTATCAGCGGGAAAGTGCGCGACCACATGAATACTGAGCAGTTGGCGCTGGTGGCCTATCTGGAAAGCCGTGATTGTGCGTTGCTTGATCTGGATACATCTACAGCCACTCGGAAAGTAAAGCTCACCGAACTGGCTCAACGTTGGCTTACTAAGCGACTGGAGGTATTGGCATGATGCTCACAACTCCAGCAGCCAGCCAGAATAAAGCCTTTCCCCTGGCTGGCATCCTGAACCGACTACCGTTGAGTGAGTCGCATATCAAACACCGTAATTCACCGAGTTCACCGGTAGGCCGTAACCCGTTGATTAAACTTAATTGTGCTGAAATGGAATTAGCTAACTCATTGATTCTTGCACAAACCTGCCGCGCAGGGAGTCGAGTAAACAAAGACGAACAGTATTCGGGTTCGGCTGAACATAAACATTGCTTAGGTTCGGTAGTCATTCGAAACGGATGTAACAACGAAAATCAGCAGGTTACAGGCAAAGAAAAGGGAGGTACTGAGAATACCGCCCTTTGTGGTTATGGGTTTTACCATCATAAGGAAAATCAACATCTTGCAGCGCGGCAGGATTTGCAGCTAGTTATAAACTATTCGCAAAACCCACACATGCTAAATGATTACTCAAATCTGAGTTATGAGGAAAATCAACAACCTCCAACTCTGGACGATGGAACAAATCAGTCTTTTTGCTCGATGCCAAAAATTCTCTCACACGTAGGACGGAACATATCTTTCTCACCTTTTCCACATAGCGCAAGTGAAGGGGCGCAGGAACGGATAAACAAAAATATTACTAATATGATCAACCCAGCGCAGATCAATTTTTTTATCATTATTTATTCCCTTAGTTTTTCCTTGGCCTTCTTGCGCTTACGGCGCTTGATCTCACCTTGCAAAGCAGCCACGACAAATTGCGAGGTACTTTCACCGTCATCTTTCACTAATTCAACTTCATCAATAACTTCATGCGGAACTCTGGCGTGTATTTTTTGTGATTTGGCATTAACGCTACCTGTTGCCATTACTGAACCCTCAATCATTTGGTGGAACACAGTATACACAAAAAATAAATTAATAAAATGGTTGAAGTGGAACACGGATGATGCTTATAGTGTGTTCCACCTTGGGACTTTAGATGCTCAAGAAATAACGAAGCCCGGAAGTGCGCTAACACTAACCGGGCCTCTTACCACCAACGATAGTCTGAATATCGAGGTAGCTATGTTAAATCATACCCCAACTCGCTTTAAATTTCTCTTTCTCGCCGTGTGCCGTTCTGACCTGAACGCCAAGCCGCACCGTGAATCAGTGACCGCCCATTCTGAACAAGATGCTCGCCGCTCTCTGGCTGGTCAGTTTGTGCTTTCCTTCGCTGGACGTCTGCCGGAGGTGAACCATGCGTAAGCCTATCCCATTAGATTTAGCGCTCTATCGTACCGGTTTAGCCTGTTCTCTTTATGAAACCATTTTGGAGAAGGCGAGTGATGAATGTTCGAAGCAACTACTCGACCTGATATCCCTAGCTTGTGACATCAATAGTGAGGTTAACCGTTCCCTCAGCGCCGCAATGGAGGCCACTCATGGATAAGTTAGCCCCCTGCGAAGTAGCCGATGTGCTCTTTAACCTCTCTCGCATGCTGGAAGTTGCTCAAATGCTGATATGTGATCCAGAAGGTGAAGACATCGGCTATGAACTTCTTGGATTTGCACAGCAACGTGCAGCAAAAGCCGCAAATAATATCGAGGGGGTGAACTATGCGCGAACCGCTGCCTAATGACCGCTATAAAGACAATCACGGCTTACTCGTCACTGTACAGTCCGTGGCGTTTAACCGGGTCACCTTTAGCCGTGATGGATATCCGGCACCTTGCATCATGCCTCAGGCGCGTTTCGTTGCTGAATTCACTTTTACTGGGAGTAATTAACCATGACCGATATCTATAACCACTTGGCAAGAAATGATTTCAGTCAGATGGACAGCAAGACGCTGAATGAGGTGCGTAATCAAAGTGAAGCGGCATTCGACGGGGTTATGTCCGGCATTCAGAGCATGGGTAGCATGGCGTTCTGGGCGACAGATGGTGAGAGCTACGGCGATGATTTAGCCGCCAAAGATTTACGCTCGCTGGGTGAAGCGCTGATGTATTTGCCACGTATTGCCGCTGCGTTAAACGACAACGCACAAAATGCACAGTTCGAAATCTGGCACCGTGAGGGCTTTCCCAAATGGTAAAAGATAACTTTGTTAATGACGTTCGCAGCAAAGCTAAAGGCCACTGGGACGCTATTTTCCAACGTCTGGATATTCCAACCAATCGCGGAGAGGGCGAGTGTCCAAGCTGTGGCGGTAAAACCCGCTATCGATTTGATGATCGGGAGGGTCGTGGAACCTACCATTGCTCACACTGTGGCGCGGGTACCGGACTGGATTTAGTGATGAAGGTTAACCAGTGTGACGCCCGTTCAGCGGCTGAAAAGGTCGCGGGTGTGATGGCGTTGCCCTTACCAGAACCGAAGCCAGCCAGAGACAAGCCTCAATCCAATATCGCGATTACTGACAAGGTGGCGGTGCTGGTGGCTAAAACGGTATCGGGTGAATCTCAGTATCTGCTCAATAAGGGCCTTCCAAGCCCCTCCAAGGCCTTGCTCAGTGACGGCTCTCTGTTGCTGGTACTGCAAACGATGGACGGCACCACCACCGGCGCACAGGTGATTAACCCTGACGGCTCGAAACGGTTATTAGCGGGTACCACAAAAAAGGGTTCATTTATTCCGGTCAGGCTCCAGTCACCAACAGAGGGCGAACATCCTGTAACGGTGCTGATCGCCGAGGGTTACGCAACCGGCGTTACCGTTTCGTTACTGGGTAATGGGGTAGTACTGGCCGCACTGGACGAAGGCAACCTAATTCACGTCGCGAAGGTCTGCCGGGCAAAGTGGCCACTGGCAAAAATCATCATTGCCGCAGATAACGACTGGCACGAACCGGGCGAATGTGACGAAAAAGGCAAACCCAAGCAGAATATTGGCGTTATCTCCGCTGAAAAAGCCGCTATTTCCGTCTCTGGCTGGGTAGCCACGCCACCGACTCACCATAAAGCCGACTGGGACGACTACCGCCAACAGAACGGCACAGAAGCCGCTACACGCGCTTTTACCGAATCATTGTACCAACCAAAGGGGGCGAGTATGTCCGTTCAGCTCAAGGCGATAGAGGGCGGTAAAAAAGACCGTCAACAGACTGACCCGCTCAAGCCTCACATTATCAGCCGGAAAGACGGAGTTTACTGGATCACGCCGAAGGTAGATAAAGACAGTGGTGAAATCATCAACAATGAAAGCTGGTTATGTTCGCCGCTTGAAGTTATCGGCAAGGGTCAGGAAGATCGTGAGCAATATTTGATTTTGTGCTGGAAAGCATCGGGCCAGAAGTTACCTGTCACAAAAGCGATTAGAAAGGCGGATATTGGTGAGCGTGAAGGTTGGCGCATTCTGAAAGGTGGGGGGGTAGATGTCACCACAAAACCGGCTTTACGGGCCACTTTAGGGGACTGGTTACAACGCAGCGCTGATGATGAGATGTGGAGTATAACGCCTCGTTCTGGCTGGCATATGGGCGCTTATATCATGCCTGACGGTTCTATTATCGGTGAACCAGAGCAACCTATCATGTTTAACGGTGGAACGGCCGCAGCAGAGGCTTACAGTGTGGCAGGAACGGCGGAAAGTTGGCGCGATAATGTGGCGCGACTGGCGGCCGGTAATCCGTTTCAAATGTTAGCCGTAGGGGTTGCGCTGGCTGCGCCAATGTTGCCATTGGTGGGAGCTGACGGGTTCGGCATCCACCTCTACGCCCAATCTACAGCAGGTAAGACAACAGCCGAAGATTTAGCATCAAGTTTGTATGGTGAGCCAGAGCGCCAGCGCCTTACGTGGTATGGGACGTCTCTGGGTATTGCCAACGAAGCGGAAGCGCACAATCACGGACTTATGGCACTCGATGAAGTGGATCAGGGCGCGAACCCTCGTCACGTTTACACATCGGCCTACACACTGTTTAACGGCAAGGGTAAGCTGCAAGGTGATAAAGATGGCGGGAACCGTGCCCTGAAATATTGGAAAACGGCCGTTATCAGTACCGGTGAGCGCGATATTGAAACCTACCTGAAAGGGGCGGGTATCAAGGTTAACGCCGGGCAACTGGTGCGGTTACTCAATATTCCGGTATCTCGCCCAACGGAACTTCACGGCCACCCAGATGGCAAAGCCCATGCCGACGCCCTTAAGGACGCATGGCAGCATAACCACGGCGCAGCAGGTCGGGCGTGGATTGCTTACCTGTCCGAGCATACACAGGACGCTATAGCCGCCTATGCAATGGCAAAGGCCCGATGGCGGGCACTGATTCCAAGCAGTTACGGTGAGCAGGTACAGCGGGTTATTGATCGCTTTGCCGTTATCGAGGCTTCACTCGTACTGGGCAAGGCTGTTACCGGTTGGAGTGAACAAGGGTGCCGTGATGCGTTACAGCATGTGTTTAACGAATGGGTGGCCGCTTTCGGCACAGGCAACAAAGAGATAGAACAAATCATTGAACAGGCAGAAGCGTTTTTGAGCGCCTACGGAATGAGTCGGTTTGCACCACTGCCCTATAACCCGGAGGACCTCCCTATTCGTGATTTAGCAGGATACCGAGAAAGCAAAAGTTACGGCGACCCTGTGACGTTCTATGTCCTGCCCGCAACATTCAAAGGCGAAATGGCAAAAGGGTTTGATTCGGCGCAGTTTGCTAAAACGCTTCATGAGTCCGGCAGGCTAAAGAAACCAGCCAGCGGCAATGGCTATCAGGCGTTCACCCCTCGACTTAAGCACCTTGGTGGAATAAAGCAGCGGACTTACCTGATTGTTCAGCTATCCGATGAAGAATAACCCAATAAAAGAATGAAAATACGTTGTACCAGTTGTACCAGAGAAGGGTTTATTATTATATACATATGTTTTATAAGTTGTTTTACATTAATTTCTGGTACAAATCTGGTACAAATCTGGTACAACTCAAGGCCATTTTGGTACAACTAAAGGGGTTTTTGGTACAACCATACAAGAGTAGTGAAGGTGGGATAGTCAGTTTGCACAGTTGTACCAGACTCATATCGAGTTGTACCAAAACAGGGGGGGGGTTGTACCAGAGAATTTACATCAATTCGTTAATTAACATTAGGTTATCTGTTTTTGGTACAACTGGTACAACTGGTACAACCCCTTTTCGCCTCTTTATATAAAAAGTTTTGGCAGTAATCCATAATCAACTGTTAAATTACCGTTCAAAATTTAACCCGCAAGTCTTGAGGCCTTTCTCTGGCTGGCTGCTTACTCATTTAAATGTAAATAATCACCATAGATATCAATTAGGTGGATCAAATGAAACTGACAGACAAAAAGAAATTATTACTCAATCTGGTCATCGTCGCCCTCAATGAAGCAATCAAACGTGGTGACGTTGATCTGAATGGAAAATCATCAGAGGGGAGTGAGCAGAAAAGGGCAGGTTACTTTTTTACACTTATCGGGGGTAAGAACTCAGTTGTGAACTGGCGAGATGTAGGCTTTGACGAACTGAGGATCAGTGTATGGTGGGATTACATTCAGGAGTTACATCCGCGCAAAGAATTTGAAGAATTTACATCTACAAGGCCAATTGTACAAAATCGTCATTTCACCCACTTTATGGGGGCCTGTGCGAGTTGCTGGCTAGAGCGTAATACGGGTAAATATATCATGGGTACCAACGGCTCTAGTTTGTTTGATATCTATTTGCGCTCATCATCTGAAAATGAATTAAAATCATTGCCCGTAGAGGAGCCACTGGGCTATCAGGGTGGCGGTAAGTTTTACATGTAAATATTATGCTGGTCTTGAGGGTTTTCTCTATCCGGCAATGGTGTAGCACGGGTTAATCGGTCTGGATAAAATTGTTGAGCATTGATGAACAGAAAAGAAAAGCTGAAACCTTGGAGTTATCAGGTTATTGGCACCGGCAACAAAGAGCACCAGCAGATTATAGAGCAGACGGAAGGGTTTCTGAACGCTTACGGCCTGAGTCGGTTCGCGCCCCTGCCTTATGACCCGCAGAGCCTCCCTATCCGTGATTTGGCCGGGTATCGGGACAAAGGCAAGCATGACCGTGACGCAATGGTGTTTTATACCTTCCCGGCTGCGTTCGAAGATGAGATAGCGCGGGGCTTCAATGTAAAGCACTTCGCCAAGGCATTAGCGGGCGCAGGGATGTTAACCCCACCGGCAAGCGGGCGAGGCTATCAGCGTAAGTCACAGCGCATTGATGGCCGTCAGATCAATGTCTACGTGATCCAGCACATGCCGGAAAGTAGCCAGCCAGACGAATAATTATTTATCACATGCGAGGTTTTTATGTTGGTTCAGTTAGTTCAGTTGGTTCAATACGTAAAGATGTTTGTTTTATAAGGAATTTAATTTCCATTTTGAACCAACACTGAACCAACAAACGGGGCTTTTGAACCAACATTTGAGACTAAAAACTGTGAGATGCCTTCACTGGCTGGCTAAGAATCACACAGCACACCCACTGAACCAACACGAAAATAGCGTTTGTTGGTTCAAAAAGGGCATTTGTTGGTTCAGAGATTCATATTTTTTCTTTTAAAAACAACCGTCTTTACAAATTGAACCAACTGAACCGACTGAACCAACATACTTTTGCTTATATATACAAAAAACTACCCACTCAAATCCATAATTAACTGTTAAATAGCTATTCGAAAGTTAACTACAGGCACTACTTAGGTGCTTTCTCTTGGCTGGTTTTGTGTCTATTGGTCAATGCGCGTTTGATGAGACGGAAAAAATAAATAATATCAAATGGATATAGCATCCATTTTGCATCGGATATATGTCGGTATATACTCGTTATGCTTTAAGTTGCATTCACATTTTTTCACCTTCCTGCAACTTGAATTATTTTGAGTATAAGACCTTCATAAGCATCCATTTCTGGTTATTCCCTCAGTTGCGTTAAAAGTAAGGCCCCGGCCTGATGAGGAAGATTAGCAGTCGTTACAACGAAAAGGAATTTACTATGTCAGAAACATCTCGACCAATCCCACAGGCATTAGGTTTCCCCTACACGGTATTCAGAACCAAAAAACGCATGGATGATTACAGTGCCGATGATATGCGATGTGGCGATCTGAGCGAAACGCAGTTAAAAACAGATTTTAATCTACATAATATTTCAAGCAAGGTTAATCCGTACACGCTGACGTTGTTCAAGCAGCTAAAACCCACGGCTCATGGTTATGGTTATGCGGCTGATAGAGCGTTGGAAAGCGAGAAGGTCACTCGACAGGAATGTGTCAGGATCCTCTTTGATGAATTTCGCTACGAATCACGAATCTTTGCTTTGCACGGCCCGTATAAGAACGTTATCGAAAAAATGATCAACCATATGCAAAATGGTAACGGTATACCGTTTAGGGATTTGTCGTTAAATACGGCATTGAGAGCGCAAATTATTAACGATAAATCAGCCGAAAATAGTTCATTGCTGAGAATAAAACAGGTATTAACAGACAATATCGATTGGAAAAATAATTTGTATCCGGCAGAGAAATTAACGGATATAACAGAAACTATCCTTGGTGGCATACTTCCAAAATTCGATAGATTGCAGGATAGGGTTAATGGGTTAGGTATTACTGTACATGATATATACGCAGCACATATCACGATAAGATCGTTACAGATTAATAATGGCCACTACCGCGCCGTTGTCCATTATAATGTTCAGGATCACTTTGGACTGGACAGAAAAGATATTATTAAATTTAGGAATTACCGTATATTTCGTATCTGGTTTGTACTTCAGCGATTCACCCAGCTTGGTTATAAACCATTCATGACCAATATGGAAGCAACAGTAGAAATTATTGGGGGGCGCAATGAAAGCAAAAAGTAAAAAAATACTCGGTGTATTATTACTAACTGGTGGCGTTCTGTTGGGTTATTCCCTCTGGTTGTCACTACGTCCGGTGGAAATTGTCGCCGTTCATCAGAGACATCATTTTAGTGATGTTTTGGTGAAGGATTTCCCTACTACTGATCAAGGGAAAATAAGCTGGTGGCTGGAAAAAAAAGAGATGTTGAAATCTGAGTATAACATTCCAAAACCAGCATCTTATGGTAATTTTAGTATAACTTTTTGGGATTTCTCTGAAGGGTATAAAGAAGATGAATACGATAGGCTGTGCTTCGATGATATGAAAACAGATAAAAACTGTATAGATAAAAATGCTGTTTTTACCGTTAATAATGACAGTGAGAATAGGATAATTTTTACCGCTTATAATGGAAAATACCTACTAAAAGAAAATGGTGAAATAGTCAAATTTGAATATAAGTAGAATCATTTTGGGTATTCGGATTATGAGGTGTTTTTCACTGTATGGCACCCATACATCAACAGAGAGTAAGGTTTACTCGCTATCGTGTTAATGAGAAAATGTTATACCGGTTAAACCTTAAGGGGTCGAAATGACGCTTACAGAAGAACAGAAGGCGCTTTTCGATGCCCTGACGCAATTACAGCGCAGATTCGTTACCGCGCTGCTAGAGGGTGCCAATCAGACCGAGGCATACCGAAGAGCTGGCGGTAAAGCTAAAGGCGATGGTGAGCGTTCCAAAGCCAGCCAGTTAGTAACAAATAGTAACGTTCAAGCCTTCCTCCAGTCCGTACAGCACGAAACCGTTAACGAGGCCATCATGACCTACACCGAAGCATTAGAGCGACTCACGTTGATGGGGCGCACGACAATTCATGACATCGCCACATTTGGCAATTATCAGATTGGTGAGGACGAGGAAGGGCAACCGGTCTTTCAGGCGTCATGGAAGTTTAAGGACTCCAAGGATATTAAGCCCGAACACCTGGCTGCTGTCGCTGAATTATCCACTGGCAAAGACGGACTAAAAATTAAGCTGCATGATCCGAAAGCCGCCATCAAGCAACTGGCTGAAATGTGCGGATGGGAAGCACCGAAGAAAGCCGAATTGACCGGCCCGAACGGTGGCCCGATCCAAACGTCAAACCTAACCCCGGATGAAGCCGCCGAAGCCTACCGTAAAATGATGGGCTAATATTGGTAAACCCACAGAGGCGACGATAAATGATTAAGCCGGGTGAGGTTATTATGTTGAGCCATAACGCTATTGAAATGACCCTTATCAACGCAGCCAAGCGGCAAGGGGTGGATCTGGACAACAAGGATTTGCTGGATATACGCACTAAGGTAGCGGCGACACTGGCAGCCAAGGAACGCTACCGCCAGAGGATGAGTGCGCCAGCTTACCAGTGGACGAAGCCAGCACCTCGCAGGTAGCCACCAAAGGCGGCACCTAATCAATCCGTACCACTTCCCCCTCAATGGCTTCACGCTTCCCGCCATCGTCACGCGTAACCACGCAGGAGCCGGGCAAAGCATAGCGCGATACGCTACACCACACGCCGCGCCCACCGCCTGATTGTGTTCTATTCTGCCGTTGCTCATAGCTCGTTATCTTTTCCAGCAAGCCAGCCTTGACCATTGATTCAAGCGTTCGCCTGGTGGACTCAACATAGTGACTATTATCGAACGCCCCCGTACCGAAAAGCATGTATGCCAAACCGGACACATCGAGGGGAGGTGCGCCAATCTCACCCGTTACCCATTCGAGGTTGTCCGGTTCGTAGAAACTCAATATCTCTTTTTTGCGGCTGGTCATTCTCATGGCGGGATAATTCCTTAATGTGGGATACATCTATCCTACAATAAAAATAATTTTCAGGTTCTGATTTGGATCCGCAGTACGGAACCAAACCGAATTGATGGGGTAAATTTTGAGTAAAAATGAAAGAACGAAAATCAATGTGGGGGCACAAAAAGGGGCATTTTATTTTTTTATTTAAATTTAGTTTATATAAAACAATAAATTAAATTATTATTCGAGTCCGGCCTTCGCACCATTAGTATGTAAAGAGACCTCAACTGAGGTCTTTTTTTATGCCTAAAATCCAGTCACCGCAAGGCTTTCCCTCTCTTTTTAGTCAACCGACGTCAATCTGAGTTACCCCACATCAACCTGCTTGTGAGTATACAAGTGAGTATATATGCTGGTTCGATAACGTTTATATACTCACGGCGGCATATGGAAGGATTACCATCATGGCCCTGACTGATACCAAGGTTCGCGCTGCAAAACCTGAAGCAAATGACTATTCGCTTGTCGATGGTGACGGCATGTCCTTACTGATAAAATCTAACGGTTCAAAGTATTGGCGCTTTCGCTTCCGTTTTGGCGGGAAGCAACACCTAATGGCCTTTGGGGTTTACCCCGAGACATCTTTGGCCGATGCCAGACAAAAAAGAGAAGCAGCTAGAAAGCTTGTTGCTGCTGGCATAGACCCCCGTGAACATAAGCGTGCTGAGAAAGAAGAACAGGGTAAAGAAGTAATCACCTTTGAGGTGGTTGCTAGAGACTGGCATGCCAGCAATAAAAAGTGGTCAGAAGCGCATAGCGCTCGTGTGTTGAAAAGCCTGGAAGATAAGCTGTTTGGCGCTATTGGTAAACGTGCTATCAGTGAACTTAAGACCCCTGATTTACTTGCTCCGATTAAAGTCGTAGAGGTGGCTGGACGTCTTGAAGTGGCTTCTCGACTGCAACAACGAACAACAGCAATAATGCGCTATGCAGTTCAAAGCGGTTTAATCGATTACAACCCCGCGCAGGAGATGGCGGGCGCTGTAGCAACGGGTAAAAGAAAGCACCGTGCTGCTCTTGAGTTAAACCGTGTTTCAGAGTTGCTTCATCGCATCGACTACTACAGTGGCAGGCCACTCACTCGGTTAGCGGTAGAATTGACTTTATTGGTCTTTATCCGTTCCAGTGAATTACGCTTTGCCCGTTGGTCAGAAGTGGATTTTGAAACCGCCATCTGGACCATTCCCGGAGAACGTGAACCACTGGAAGGTGTTAAACATTCGCACCGTGGCTCAAAGATGCGCACTCCCCATCTTGTCCCCTTATCCCGCCAGGCGCTCGCCATTCTGGAAAAGATCAAAAGCATGAGTGGAAATCGTGAGTTGATCTTTATCGGTGATCATGACCCACGTAAACCAATGAGTGAAAACACGGTAAACAAAGCCCTGCGTGTTATGGGCTACGATACTAAAGTAGATGTTTGTGGTCACGGTTTTAGAACCATGGCATGTAGCTCATTGATTGAATCGGGATTGTGGTCTAGGGATGCCGTAGAACGACAGATGAGCCATCAGGAGCGTAACTCTGTACGTGCGGCTTATATTCATAAAGCCGAGCACTTAGATGAGCGCAGACTGATGATCCAGTGGTGGGCAGATTATCTGGATGCGAATCGAGAGAAGGGGGTTAGTCCGTTTGATTTTGGGAAGATGAGGGCTGATTAAAGTATATCAAATGTGGAGAGAGTTGTTCTGACTGGTTGAGCTGCAGTTTGTTCATATCGATAACAACGCAATTTGTGAGACTAACAACATGTGTAGTGTCGTGAAATAGTTGTGTGATGTCTTACTTAATCTCTGTTGCTGCATATGGCGAGATTTGATACTGAAGCCTAATATGCTGGCGCTAATCGATATCGAGACACATCGTCGGTTGGGAAATAATCAGAAGGAGTTAACTATTAGTAAAGCTAGAGTTCAGTATGTTTGAGCATTTTTGTCACAATAAACAGGTTGTTTTCAAACTCCAAATTATTAGCATATTTAAATTGCAGAACAGGAATTATGAGGAAAATAGTCATTGTTAATTTGGTCAGCGGCTGATTGTCAATATAACAACTAGGATTGATTACACGGTCGTTGAGCCAATCAGAGAAGAGTAGGAACACTACTTGCCCCAATAACCGCACAGATATTGCACGCTTACCTATGTGCTATATCAGCCCGCAGCACTCGTCAGATAGCCATGAAAATTAGCTTAAATACTTTCGGAAGCGGCACACAAAGTGCTAAAACGGCTAGAACCGATCGTCAAACTAAATGATACTATTGTTTCACATTCTTTTGGTAATCTGATATCAATTTACCAAATAAAGGTATGAATATTAATAGGAGTAACCTATATGGGGAGACCTTTAAGTTTAATTTTAAATTATCATTTATATAACAATGAGTTAAGCAATGCTGAGACTAGTCAATTGGCTCTAACTAATACTGAGAGTATAGAACATTAGAAATACTGAAAGAAATATTTATAGATAAAAACCTTTAATATCAATGAGTTGTTCTTTATTGGTTTTTATATATGCTATAAAATACCAGTGTTAAAAATACGGTACAAAGAAAGTTGATTTTTATTTGTAATACATTGATTTTAATATAAATTAATTGCATGCAAATATTTTAAAAAATTAGGTATATAAGGTATAGTGTAATTATTCCATGTTGACATCAAAAAATAAAACCATGAAATTCAAAGTGTTAGATTTATTCTCCGGTGCAGGTGGAATGGCTGAAGGCTTTTTACAAGCTGGGTTTTCGATATCCTATGCAAGTGATAGGAGCCAGCAAGCTGCTGAAACATATATCAATAGACATAAGCAGTTGGGTTTTGAGTTAAAATACCACTGTGGTGATGTTGCGGAACTGGCAAATGAACCGATGCTTTACGAGTTTTTAGACGGCAATTTTGACCAAATTGATGTTATCTGTGGAGGACCACCATGTCAGGGATTCAGTCTGGCTGGCAAACGAAATCCTAATGACAATAGAAATAAATTAGTAACAAGCTATATTAAAATTCTTTCACAAGTAAAACCTAAATATTTTGTTATGGAAAATGTTTTAGGTATTTTATCTGCAAAATTTATTGAGTATGAAGGTTTATATAATAACTATAAAAATAAAAGTGTTATTGATGTATTACTAGCAGAGTTTGACTCAATTGGATATTCAAATATCGAAATTAAAATTTTAGATGCTAGTGATTATGGAGTTCCCCAAAAAAGAAATAGGGTTATTTTTCTTGGGACAAGAAATGATATTAGTGTGAGGCTAATACACCCTATTCCCACGGTGGAAAGTAAGATTTCAGCAAAAGATGCTATAGATGATTTAATTAATATAGAAAATGGTTCTGTTATTTATAAATATAATAAATTGGCAAAAACAGATTATCAGAAAATATCAAGACAAGGTAGGACTCTAACTAAAAATGGTTGTTTTCTGATGTCAGAAAAATTAAATAATCATCAAACTAGTGTGCATACAGAATTAGTTAAACAAAGATTTAAATTATTGAAGTCCGGCGAAAAACTTCATTCATTATTAAATCGTCTTTCCCTAAAAGATTATGAACGCTTTAAAACTAAAAAGCAAAATTGCAAGAAAATGGTTGCTAACTTACCATCACCTACAGTTTTAACATTGCCGGATGATTTAGTACATTATTCTCGAAATAGAATTTTAACGGTGCGAGAAATGGCTAGATTACAATCATTTGACGATAGTTTTGAGTTTCTAGGAAAAAGAACAACTGGGGGTGGTTTAAGGAAAAATGAAACTCCTCAATACACTTTAGTCGGAAATGCTGTTCCACCATTACTAGCAAAAGCTATTGCTGATCAGATTATGGAAGCATTAATAAAATTAGGGGAGTAATTTTGGAAAAATTACATTTTAAAACAAGTTCTGGAATAAAAAGTATTGTTGGTAAAGATTTAATTACAGATAAGTTTGTTGCAATATTTGAATTAGTTAAGAATGGTTATGATGCAGGAGCAGAAAATGTTATTGTTTCTTTCAATAATCTTCATAACTTATCAACTACTAGAGACATAATTGATCCAATACATATTGATATTAATCAACCTCATATCATTATTGCCGATAACGGCCATGGTATGGATAAAGATGCTCTGATTAACAAATGGCTTTACTTAGCTTATTCTGATAAACAGGAAGGTCATAAAAATAATGAGCGTGTATTTGTTGGTTCAAAAGGAGTTGGCCGATTTTCTTGTGACACATTAGGTGAAGTATTAAATATTAGAACAAAAAAATCATATGAAAATATTGAGCATCATTTATATATTGATTGGGCAAATTTCGATCAAAACTTACAGAGAGAGTTTGGAGCAGTTGATGTAACTTATGATTCGAAACCTATTAATAATAATGAACAATATACAATATTAACGATAGGTCTATTAAGACATACGACATGGCAAGACGATAATGAAAAGAAACGAGCTAAGCAAAGCTTAAGTCGTTTAAAAAATCCTTTTGTAGAGGATACTTCATTTAATATATACTTAGGTGAGAATATATCCGTTGATAATCCTGAGCCTCAATATAAAATTTCTAATAATATAACATCAATCCTTAAAGGAAAAACAACAACGATAGAGGCATGTATCGATGAAAATATTAGCATCAAACTATATGATCGTGCTGAATTAATTTATAGTGCTTCCAAACCTAATGAAACTGCACTAAAAAATGTATCTATAAATATCTCAATAAATTATCTAAATTTCTCATCTAAAAATATGTTCACTCGTAGAATGGGAATACAGCCTGTTCGTTATGGTAATATTTTTATTTATAGAAATGATTTTAGAGTAATGCCATATGGAGAAGAGGATTATGATCTATTTGGCTTAAATCTGAGAAAACCTCAAGGTTATAATCGATATTTGGGGACTAGGGAAGTTATTGGTTATATATCTATAGATGATAAGTCTCATATTTTTAAAGAAACATCTTCACGTAATAATGGTTTTATTGGAAATATCTATTTCAAAACTCTTGAAGAAATATATATTTATGATATTCATATGCTTTTAGAACGTTATATTAATCTAATTAAGTGGGGTGAAGACTCTGACACAAAAGAAGAAATATATTTTGATAGTTCCATAGATAAAAATGAAATAGATAAGTTTAAGAATTATTTATCTAAAACAAAAAAGTATACAATAACATTTTTTAAAGACAATCTAAATATAGAAAAAAATAATACAGAGAAGCAACTTGAAGCAATTATAGAGAAAATTGATGATAAGAATGTGCAGGAAACAGTTAAGAAAATAAAAGATAAGGTCTCTCAATTAAAGTCTGATAATCAAGAAAAAGAACGTGCAATTGAAGATAAAGATAAAGAAATAAGCTATCTATATAAGCAAAATGAAAATCTGCAAAAAATAAGAGAGCCATCTTCTTATTCTGAACAAATAAGTCATCACTTTAAAACAATGACAGAGGATTTATATTACGCAACGGAAGACCTCATTCTTCTTGTAAAGAAAATTGAAGATGAAAAATTACAAAAAGATGCACTTATTGAAATTGGGAAAATAAGAAGTACACAGAAGGAATTAAGTGCATTTAGAGAGCTATTAATTAATACAGATCTTGACTTGCGCTCAAAGCAACTTGTGAATTGGTATAGTCAAGCGGAACTGTATGTAATTAATAGAAATAAACAAACCTACGGACTAAAAGTTACTATTAGTATTGTCGATATGGCTCTTGTCGATAATTGGTATAAAAATTGTGATATCTTACAATTTCACATCGCACTAGATAATTTCTATCAGAATGCAAGAGAGCACAAAGCAAAATTTTTAGACATTTCATTCGAGGAAAGTAGGATTATTTTCTCAAGTGATTCAATCAAAATTGATGATATACATTTGACTAGTATATTTAATCTAGGGTATTCAACAAAACCGAATGGTACTGGTATTGGATTGTACCAAATAAAGAGGTTTTTTGATAAAAATGAATGTGATATGACCGTTGAACAACCGAGTAATGTTGTCAATTTTTTAATAACGAAAAGGAATTGAAGTATATGCGATTAAATTTCAATATTGTCGTGGTTGATAATGATTTTGATGATCTTGATGGTAATAAATGTCGTTCAATAAATATATTGATTGAAGATATTACGAAGCATATAGAAGGAAAAGGTTTTTCACCAGAATTTTTTAGATACGCAGATTTAGATTCTTTTCTAGGTGATAGCAGTATTGATAAAAATAAACACCAAAATAGAATAGACTTCTATTTAAGTGATAATAATTTAGAAGGGGGAGAGAATAAAAATGGTATCGATTTATATTTAAAATTAAAATCGTCTTCTCACAGAAAAATATTTTGCGATTTCGTTCTTTACACTCGTTCTGAACTTACTGAAATAGTGAGGAAATTATCTAAAAAACTAAATGATGAACAAGATCCTAATTTGTTTACTCGCTTTACTTTTATTTGTAGACCTGATGATGCTTCTGATACCGACTGGCATAATAGTATAAAATCTCTATTGGATAATATTATTACGCAACGAGAAGAGATTAATCACTTACGTGGTTTATTCGCGCAAGTTACCGCTAGAATGCATAATAAATTAAAAGAGAAACTAAAAAAAGATAACTTGACCTTTAAAGATGCTATAACGCAAGCTTCTGATAAAAAAATAATTACGCCAGAATTAAAGAAATGGTTAAATACACAAAGAAATAGACGAAATGGAATCATCCATAATGATGAGTATTATGATTTTGGTTCTAAAGAATTTAAAATAGATTGTAGTGATTATGATGATAGTAATAGAGCTAAACCTTATAGTCATTCGAAATTCAACGAATTAAGGCAATACTTAAAATGTACAGAGAGCGAGCTTTTGAAGCAAGTAGAGTGAATTTTAAGAAACTTATAAAATGAAATTTTAGGTGGTTTAGATAATGGATCAATTAAGAAGTCTTGCTGATAATCGACTTGTTACCGGTTGTATTTATTGTGGTGGACTTGAAGAGACTCGAGATCATGTCCCCTCCAAAGTATTTCTTGATCCTCCATTTCCTGAAAATCTTCCTATTGTTGGGGCATGTGAAGCCTGTAATAACGGTTTTTCACTCGATGAAGAATATCTTGCTTGTCTTATAGAATCTGCCATTGCTGGTTCAGCAAATCCTGATTACATTAGACGACTCAAAATTGCAGATATTCTTCGTCGTTCTCCCCAACTACAAAATAGAATTGATTCATCTAAACATATAAGAAATGGGCAAACATATTTTGAGGTCGAGTCCAAGCGTATTAAAAATATTATTCTAAAATTAGCCAGGGGACATGCAGCATTTGAGCTAAGCCAACGTTGTTATGAGTCACCTAGCTCAATATGGTGGTATCCCATTGAGCTATTGAATGATGTTCAACGAGAACCTTTTAAGTCATGTCATATCGTTGAAGCTTTCGGCGAGATAGGTTCCAGATGGCTACAGAGGTTAATAGTTTTGGAGATTATTATACTATCACCGATAGGAGAAAAATTAAAACGCAATGTGTTAGTTAATGATTGGATAAATGTCCAAGACGGGTGCTATCGCTATCTCACAGTCCACGACTATGAGGGGGTAAAAATATACATGGTTATTGGTGAATATTTAGCTTGTAGAGTCATGTGGACCTCTTAGAACCCTAAGGATAAAGATAAATTCATTAAATATTCAATTTAGACTCCGCTAGCCCGTATTTGTGCAAAGGATGTCTAAAACCTATATGGTACTATAGTATTTTCGATCTTTAGCTGTATCACGTAATAAAATGCTCTAGTGTATAATATAGATAATAAGTTAGCCATCATGAAGAAAGAGTATTTTACTAGAGTTCAGATCCTGAGTACACTAAGAAAAACTGTATGCGAAGGATGTTTATTGTGAAAGCACTGGCAGAAATTATAATTGAAAATATCTTCAATGTATTATACGATTAACTTTCACTCAGGAGGTACCTTACTTCTCTGTGGTATTGTTGTGATATGTTTCCATCCTATAGCTATTGATAATTGAGCGTAAAAGCTCAGATAATATATCTGACTCTGGTAGAGTAGATGTCGAGCTTTACGCATAAAATATTTGTATATGGTTTCAATCTGAGAAGAAATAATAATTTACCTCAACTTTTATTGGCAACACTAATATGCAAAAATCGGTTTTTGCATATTAGTGTTGAATACTAAAAGCATTTTTTAATGAAACCAGAATGTAGGTATTCACCATCATACCTAAATATCAAGGTGATACTTATCGATGCGGTCAACGGATAGTTGTCCTGTAAGTCATAATATTGACTATTTTCCCTATCCCATATTGATTATCTCTTGTCCGGATAAAAAACAATCATACGATGTTGCTGCATAGAGCAGCCGAATGCGATAGTTATCACTACTCTGTGCTGACAACTGGCTAGCTGTAAATTCAGCCACGCTTAATTTTTTTCCTTTCTCAGCTGGGTTTGCAATATCTGCTGCCTTTTTCATCGGACTCATATGGTCAGGGGCAGAACCGTTAAAATCGGTAAATATCTGCACAGCCTGCTGTTGCGCTGTTGCGCCCTCTGGACAGGTTGTTGCATAAGTATTACCTACACCCATAAAAACCAGCGCTATACACCCTACTATTTTTTTCTTCATTTTTATTTCCTTATCACGATGTAGTGACATTCCCCGTTTTCATGTTGTAGAACACAATATGGGGACAGGTTACTGTGTTTCTGAGCAATACCGAAAACTGGTATTTATTACGTGTTTCATAGAAACACACTTTTGATATCGGTTCTGGCCCATTTTGCATTCCGATATTTTTTGCATACACCTTATTAGAGTAATTATTGGCATAGGCTGATGTGAGGGGCAGGCACAACAAAGCACTAATAAGCAGAGTACTTATTCTCATACGGGTAATCCTGCAAGATTGGAGGCGGCAATAAATCCGACCATCCAGCCAATAAACTGTGGACCTATCGCCCAAAAAATACGGGCACCGATAACCTGTTGCGTGGTACCCAAAACCACATCAGGCCTTAACCATAGCCGCAATAAATTGCCTATGAAAATACCTAACGCGGGTACCAAGACAAAGGCCAGGACCGCTCCTGATGTATGTGAAAATCCCTGAATACGTGGGTCAAAATATGCTGCCAATATCCCTACCAGGCTTGACAGCGTTATACACATTGCAAGTGGCACAGCCTCTTCTCCTTTCATCCTCGAGTTCTAAGCGCCAGGTACAGATATCCCCCCAGGCACGAAACATAACCGATGCATTGAAATGCACCTATCATATTGATTTAAAATCACTATTAGTAAATTAAAACAGCTTATTATTTTCAAAATAAGGTTTCGAACGAGTGTATCGACAGTGAGGAATGAAAGATAATTGGTAATACAGATCAATTTTCGTTTATTGATCTGTTTAACCGATCAATATATTTTTCCTACTGCTAACAAAGACTATAGATGTGAGAAGGGAAAGGAATACGTCTAGTGCTATGTTTATCTTGAAATCCATTCAGGCCAGTCTCCAAAATAGGCAAAGAAAAGATATTCATCTGATAGCTGCAAAAGTGTGGGGAATCTTGTCATCTGGGTACGGATAAAAATATCAAGACTGTAGCCAGGTTGGCTATCAAGTAGAACCAATGCCTGGATTATAGTCTGATAGCCTTCAAGTAAGGCAAACCAACACAAGATGGCTAGTTGTTCCTGCGTATCTATCTTATTGATCTGCGATATCATCTGTTCAAGGGCATGTTGCAGGCTAACTAAGTGCAGTCGAGAGCATTCGCTGATCAATACCCCTAGCAGGGGAGAGGTCATATATCTGTCACCAATACGAGTTGAAGCATCTGTAAGCTGGATATCAACAGGTCTTATGCCCAATCCCCGTAGTTTCCCCAGGCAACTGGGCATTACCATTGATACAGCACGGCCATCCGATAACACCAGATTGCACAGACGTAATCTGCGAAAGACTTTTACTTTATGGGTAGATAACCCTCCTTCAATAGCCCAGTCCGTACAGTGATCAACCCAGTGCTGATAATTCTCCAGTAAGGATGTGTTATTTGTCGAGTTATATTGAATGTGATTACACATATTTTATCCTTGATACATATAGAATGCTGAGTGACTGTCAGCATAATTCCACCAATATGGTATTAGATAAGAATATTTATTCAGTGTAAAAGGACTACAGATTAATAATGGTGAGAAATTTTATCACTGATTGTACCCGAGTGAGTATTCTTCACGTAATAATCTCTACTGAGTTTTATTTCCCACTCAAGATACATATTATAACTAAGATAAAATGTCTGAACTAGTGTCTTGGTCCATTGCTAATAACATCGGTGGTTTCATCGTGAGTTTATAACCATTGTTTTTTATATTCTGATATATAAACATGCTTTCTTACTATCTTTAGTTGATAAGTATATTATGAGATTTAACTTGGTTATAGAATAATAAAGATAATTTTATAAATAAGATAATTTATAAATCAGTATGTTAGCTTTATTTCAACTAACTATTTTTAATGAATTTGTGAACTATAATTAATTCAGTCTATATAGGCTATTTTTGTGTCTAATGAAGATTCTTTTACTAGCCTGTTAGTTATATCTACTAACTAAAATAAAACTCTATAGTGTGGGGGAATATCGTTTTTACCTTATTCTTTTTTTTGATTTGTAGGTTTGTTTTCCCCACTTTTGGCGAGAGTCTGCGTAGAGAACACTTATAAATAATATTTTTATACGGTAACTGCCTAACTTTTGCACATTCTGCTCCGCTCTAATCTATCGTGTACTGGCATGAAAATTTGATTGATTATTAGCATCTATTCGATAATTTTGGCTCGGTAAGGGACTTGATTTTTATTTGGTTGATCTTTAAATAAACATCATGGATAATTTATCAGTTATGATGATTTTATGCCCATTAGGAATTGGTACTGAAGCTTGGTCTTTTCATATGTCATATTAAATTTTTAAAATATCAATATCAATATCAATATCAATATCAATATCAATATCAATATCAATATCAATATCAATATCAATATCAATATCAATATCAATACCAATATCTGGCACTCTATATCTTTCGTCAGGAGTAAACAGCTATACCACGGTGTTTGTGTATAGTATCAAACTATCGAATAAAGCTTGCTCCTCAATATCGAGTTTATTTTATTCCACTAAAATATAATGGGGACCATTGTGGCACGTATTTTAAAAAATAATAATACTGATTTTCATTGCTGAAGCATGCTCTAGAGTAATAGGAGGCAACGTTCCAAACAACCCAACATAATAGCATTTCTCAATCATTATATAACCCATGAATAGGACTCCATAATCCAAATAAATAACTATACTCTTTACTGATGCCCTTTTAGTTAACATTAGTCACAAGTTCCAGTATCAATAATTTTTCGACTATAAATATCTATAATTATGTACAAGTAAAATAACATCCTTTAATCCTACTATATAGGTAAGTTATATCCCATGGCCAAATATGTTACTTTATTTATCTCAGGGCACTTACTGAAATTTTTAGATCTGGCTCACAAACGTTAGTCCAATAACTAAAAACTCTTAATACACTATAGTTCGTTGATTCAGATTTTATATAAATATGTTGATTTGACTGAGTGGGAACTATCCAATTTTATAGTTAATCAGAAAATTCCACATAGATCGCAAATCTTAATAATTTTCCAATCGTACATTCAGATATGTCAGCCAAGTCATGATCTGTTCAGACATAATCTTTAAATTGTTAATCACGGTTTCATTTAAAAGTAAACAAAAAATTATTTTTTTTATTTTGATCTACTTTTTGATAGCTCAACGTCAAAGTTAGCCTCTATTCAATAGAGGTGTGTACAGATGAGTGAACATAACGTGACGGAGTTACAACTTGTTGATATGAAATGGTTAACTAAAACTCTGAAAATGACAGATAAGTGGATTTACAAAATGATCCAGCAAGAGAAATTTGTAAAACCTATCAAACTGGGAAGATGTTCGCGCTGGCGTTTAGGCGAAATTAAACAGTGGTTGGAAGACAAACAATAGTATCAGGAGAGTGTGTAATGGCTATTTGCTGTCGCAAAAACTGTAAGCGTACGATGTTAACAATAGGTAAGGCATATCACTTGAGATTATGCCATGTTCATTTTACGAGAAAAAAGGAGTTAGAAAATAAACGGGAATTAAAAAGAAATTTACAATGTGTAGTCTGTAATATGAGTATAGCTATAACTCGTAATGAGAAGTATTGTTCTAACAAATGTAAGGGGATCGGATTACGAAGTATCGAAGATGATATAATGCTGGCTATTACTCGGCATTCGTACTGGCTAAATATAGAACGATGCATAAAATCGAATCCCCTTCAACTTAATTCAATCAATAAATTACAGGATATAGCTGATATCTATCTTCTCTACAAAATAAAATCAAAGTGGCAACATTCATTTAATTTTTTTCTTGGAGAAAAAAGAACGTCGATAAAATTTAAAAATGAACATAAGCTTGTTCCTTTTATGGAGCTTGAGCTGTGTCATCGTTACCCTAATTCAAAAGGGGGAATGAATACAGATAAAAATATTATTATTGGTCCTGCTTTTATTAACCGAATGCTGAAAGATATCGTTCCGCTTCAGACTAAAAAAGGAGAATTAAATGGTGAGAAAGGAGAGGGTAAAATCATTAGTGTCAGAACCGGATTAATCAAGTCTTTGAAGTGTAATTTTGAGTCTGTAGATATTTATGAATTATTTAATAAGATTGGAAATGTACCCTCTTTCAATGGAATTGACAAGCGAGATGTATCCTTTGCAGAGTTGTATAATAAAAATTTTATATTTGATTTGCTAATTGAAGAAGTTAAAAGACTTAAGTTAATGGAAGTTAAGGAGATATTGGTTATATTAAAGAAAATGTTATTTTTATCATTTAACTATTATACTAGTTTGGTTATAATTCATCCTTATCATCTAGATATTGTATCATTGATTTTTTTTCACTCAATACTATCAGGAGATAAAGATTCATTTATTGCATTATCACTCAAATTATTTATAAATGGAGAAAGGAATGTTTTGAAAAAACATTTGAGAAGACATCACATGATGTATTACTTATTAACAGCGAAGAAGTATGTTGTAGCTAATTTCGGATTGCATTTTGATGGTTCAAATGATCACGATATAGCGATTGTTTTATATAGTAAGGTTTTTTCTATCCCCCCCCATTACATTAATAAAGACGGTTATCCTAAATGGATGATAAATAAATATTAGTCAAGGAGAGTAGGTAACTTTTCAGATGTAAATGTATTAATAAAGTATTCTACGGATTTAGAAATATAGGAATCTGTTTTTTGGTGGCCTCCTATAATATCAAGGATTTCTCTATTGGTAATGTCTATTTTGTAATGTAACGCCATGGATTTAATATCAATTATAATAAAAATATCTTTTATTATAATGTCTCTAATTATATTTTCTTTCCAAGTTATGTTTTCAGATTTTACATTATCAACATCAATGATGTTTTTTCTTTCTCTTTCCTTTGTTAGAAAGTGATCAAAGCTATTCCTCAGGATTTCATCGGATAAACTGAGATCAATAGAAATCCAAGAGTGAGTGTTTCTCCCTTTTTCAATAGGGTTTGCATAGTTATCGGGAAGTGTTTTTCCCAAATTGGAATAGCTATTAAGTATATCACTCTTCAGCGAATTATCTGAAATGTTTTTAATGTTTAGTATGTTTTTCCTATCGAATAATAAATACCCATCAAGATTTTGAATGAATTTAATATACGATTTTATATTTTTATATTTATTTCTTGATGCAATAAAAATATCCATAAATGTGAGTTTATTAACTCCACTGAAAATTTCAGTGTTAACATTGCCAATGGCATCATTCTCGATTGGGATGGAAAATACGTTGCCGTTATGGATGTCTTGTACTAACTTATCTAATTTTTGTGAGTATTCAGGAAGGTCGGCGACCTTTAGGAATAGAGTTTTTTTATTTTTAGTTGATGTTTTTTCATTATTGTAATTCATCCTTTCGTTGATGATGTTTTTTACGGAATTTTCTATTTTTTTATAAATTTCTCTTCTCTTAAATGCAGTGTACAGCATGTAGTTAGAGGGTTTTTTACCTATTTTTAGATAGTTTCCTTTTATGCTGAAAAAAAATTCAACTAATTTTTCTTTTGACATGTCATTATTATTCATTATACCTTTACTCTTTGTGTGGATTAATGATGGTACACCAGGGGTACTTTTTTTAAAATAAATCTTAAGTCTATATTACCTTATTGAACACTCATGAGGCGAGTTCCTTAGGGTAAATATCCACATTAACTAAGAAATAAAATTATGAAAAAAACAGATGCATCGCACATTTTCTATTCATCACTAGATACCCTTCCCAAAAACCTGACTAAGAAAATAATTAGGCACATAGATAATGTGATTAACTACGAACCCATCATCGGTATCATGGGTAAAACCGGTGCAGGGAAGTCGAGTTTCTGTAATGCAATATTCTCTCAACCACTCTCACCCACCAGCAATGTGCATGCCTGCACGCGGAAGGCGAAATCTTTCCGACTCAGCATCGGCTCCCGGCAGATGACTATTATTGACTTACCTGGGGTCGGTGAGAGCAGTGACAGAGATAAAGAGTACCAAGACCTCTATGAACAGTGGTTACCCAAGCTGGATCTAATTATATGGGTGATAAAAGCGGATGATCGTGCACTTTCTGTCGATCAACATTTTTACCAAAATGTCATATGTGCTGTCCCTGAGTATCGAGATAAAGTTATTTTTGTTTTGAATCAGGTTGATAAAATTGAGCCCTGCAGAGAATGGGACTGTATTCAGAATTGCCCATCCTCAGAACAGAAAGAGACTCTTGCACTAAAAATACGCGCGGTTGAAGATGCTATGGGATATCCACGCCATGCTATTAAGGCAATATCAGCCGTTTATGGTTATAACCTTCCAGCAATAATAAAAGATATTATCTATGCTTTACCCCGCAGGGCCACCAGCTGTTTCACCACACAAATCAGACCTACATTTAAATCTGAAGCGATTGAAAAAAAGGCCCGACAGGATTTTAGTGAAACGATGGGGCACGCCTTTGATCGGGCTGTGGAACAGATAACTTTGCCTGCATTGGTGATAAAAACGGTTAAGGCAGCAAAGGATGTCATTGTTTCAATGGCTTCATCACTCTGGTCTTTCTTCTTTTGATTGTAAATCACCAGGCAAGCTTTTAGGCCACGTTCTACCTGTACGCACCTCCCTTTTAAAGCCTGCTGTTTATTGGCCCACCTAAATATTATCTGAATCTACTTCATCACATTTTGGCCACTTCACAGTGAAGTGGCCTTTTTGTATCTATTTTTGTTAAGGAAATTATCATGACCCGTTTAGCCTCCAGCTTTGGCCGGGTGAACTCTGTTCGCCGTGACCGCCCCTTGAGCAAGGGCGATATCGTGCGGGCTCGTCAGGCTGCTGGCTTGTGGTGGGCCCATTTTCCACCCACGTTGCTGTACCCAACCGACCCCCTTAATCCTATTCCACAGAGAGAGTTAACATGAATAACCACATTACTACTTCCCCAACATGGGGCCTGAAACGCGATATTACGCCACGTTTGGGAGCCAGACTGGTACAGGAAGGAACACGCCTGCATTTTCTGAGCGACAGAGCCAATATTTTCGGCACCTTTTCTGCTCAAGCCATCCAGGTTCTTGGTACGGCATTCCCAGAGCTGATAACCAAACTGGAGTCGCAGTTGCTTTCTGGCGTACTGGACCCCCGCCGCCAGCAATGTATTACTGTTAGGCACGAAGGGTTTATCTGTGACGCCGATACGTTGGGTAGTCATGGTTATGTCTATATCGCGGTGTATCAGGAACTGCCTTTGTTCCTTTCAGAAGGAGGTGGGCCACCTGACGTTTAAGCCCCAGAGCTGATAGAATGTTATTGAGAAGCACTATTCGGGGATGTTGGTAAAGTTCATCTGAGCTGCTATTCCTCAATCTGTTTTTCTTTAGTAAATTCACTTAAAATTGTAAAATCTGTCTTCTTTTAACTCATTGATATATTGACGTTATCAATCAAAATTTATTGAGTATACAAGTGAGTATATAAAGTAGAGTGATCATAATTTATATATTTATATTTCAATAAATTAGAGTTGATTGGCGAGTCCGGCCTTCGCACCATTAGTATGTAAAGAGACCTCAACTGAGGTCTTTTTTTATGTCTAAAATCCAGTCCCCGCAAGGCTCTTCTCGCTTTTTCACTCAACATAAGTCAACCTGATTCAATCTACATCAACTTACTGATGTGGGTACAATTGCGGGTATATCCCGGTTCGATCATGTTTGTACCCACGCAGAACCCTTGAAAGGATACTCAACATGGCTCTGAGTGATGTGAAGGTTCGTACGGCCAAGCCAGAAGCAAAAGCCTATAAGCTCACTGACGGCGAAGGCATGGTTTTGCTTGTTCATCCTAATGGTTCCAAATATTGGCGGCTACGTTATCGCTTTGGCGGTAAAGAAAAGATGCTGGCGCTGGGGAAGTACCCTGAAATATCGTTGGCAGATGCCAGAGCACGGCGTGACGAAGCTCGTAAGCAGTTAGCTAACGGTGTGGACCCAAGTGAGAGCAAGAAAGCCGTTAAGGTAGAGCAGGAGCAAGAAGCGATAACTTTTGAAGTGGTAGCCAGAGAGTGGCATGCCAGTAATCGTCAATGGTCAGAAGCTCACAGTGCTCGAGTGCTCAAAAGCTTAGAGGACAATCTCTTTCAAGCCATTGGCAAACGGAATATCGCAGACCTCGGAACCCGTGATCTTTTGCCTCCAATTAAAGCCGTAGAGATGGCTGGGCGTCTTGAGGTGGCTTCCCGCCTGCAACAACGAACCACAGCAATAATGCGCTATGCAGTACAAAGCGGTTTAATTGATTATAACCCCGCGCAGGAGATGGCTGGTGCCGTTGCTACTGGTAAAAGAAAGCACCGTGCTGCACTTGAGTTAAACCGCGTTTCAGAGTTGCTTCATCGCATCGACTACTACAGTGGCAGGCCACTCACTCGACTAGCGGTAGAATTGACTTTATTGGTCTTTATCCGTTCCAGTGAATTACGCTTTGCCCGTTGGTCAGAAGTTGATTTTGAAACCGCCATGTGGACCATCCCTGGAGAACGAGAACCATTGGAAGGTGTGAAGCATTCACATCGAGGTTCAAAAATGCGCACTCCCCATCTTATCCCCTTATCCCGTCAAGCTCTCGCCATTCTGGAAAAGATCAAAAGCATGAGTGGAAACCGTGAGCTGATCTTTATCGGTGATCACGACCCACGTAAACCGATGAGTGAAAACACGGTAAACAAAGCCCTACGCGTGATGGGCTATGACACGAAGGTTGAAGTCTGCGGCCACGGTTTCAGAACCATGGCTTGTAGTTCATTGATTGAGTCGGGATTGTGGTCGAGGGATGCGGTAGAACGGCAGATGAGTCACCAGGAACGTAACTCTGTGCGTGCGGCTTATATTCATAAGGCCGAGCACTTAGATGAACGCAGATTGATGATTCAGTGGTGGGCGGATTTTTTTGGAGGCAAACAGGCAGCAAGCTATTTCACCTTTTGATTATGCAAAAGTAAATAATCCATTCAAATAACCATAACTAGCCTTTTATCGTAATACATCTCATTCAATAATTTTTTATATCACTGCAAACCTCTGTCAAAAGACAGGGGCTTTTGCGTTTTAATCAACCTAAAAGGAAATCATGATGGAAAATAACATTTGTTGTCCGGTAGACGCAGATCTGAAAGACAGATTTAGCCAGATCGATACCAATGACTTTTATCGAGTTCATGATGCAGTACCTCTGAAAAAAGAACACTCAGCATAAGTGTGGCAGGACTTACGCTGAGGGAGGGATGTCCATCACATCACCAACAACATCTCTGTCACTTAAGAAATCATCCGTTTGTGCCAAAATAAACTGCTTTAAAAACTGATCAATACGTATATTCAATTTAAATGGAGGTATGATTACGCCGTCTTGTTTTTCAAAATAGATCTTGGCTTTCGATTTATTTACCGAATCTTTTAATGCGTCGAAGCGACCAAAATCATTGAGATTTTTATCATTAACACTATCAGCCATTAATGCTATGAGCCGTTCTTTATCTAAACCAAGAGCATTAACAACGGCGTTTAATTGCGCATTTTCAGCATTATCTTTGTAGGTGTTGATATAGTCTCTAAAAGTATGGCCTTCAATTACCGTCGGCAATGCTGTAGCGGTGTAGCTCGTTGCCAAATACGGTACTGGTAGTATTGCCGTTTTTTTCGTTTTCTTCTTGAATCGGTGTGCCGGTAAAGCCAAAAAACAAGGCGCGCGGAAAGGTTCGTTTAATAATAATCAGCATGTCGCCAAAGGTAGAGCGGTGCGCCTCATCGACAATAAATACCAAACGCTTAGCGCGAATTTTTTCTATGTCAGCTGAATTTGTTGCTGTTCCCTCATCATCAACTTCTTCAAAAATATTACTCATTTTTTGAATAGAGCTAACAATTAACGTATCGGCGGGAGCGGTGCTTTTTAATTTGGTAATGAGCACATGAGTATTTTCGGTGGCTTGAACGTCTTCGCCATCGCCAGCAAAATTGCGATATTCCGCGAGCGACTGGGTGCCCAGCTCAATCCTGTCCATTAAAAAAATCACTTTATCGGCATCTTTCGATTGTGCAATCAACTGCGCCGATTTAAAGCTGGTCATGGTTTTACCCGAACCGGTGGTATGCCACACATAACCACCGAGGCGGTCAGGGTTATTGGCCGCGCTACCCAGTTGCTGCCAGTTGGTTTTGGCCACTTTGTCAGATATCGCATTGGCGGCGTAATACTGATAACTGCGCATCACCTTAAGCACGCCGTCGGTATCGTCGGCGACGGTATAAAAGCCAATCAACTGGTGCGCCATAGGGATAGAAAGTAAGGTAGAAGCGATGTCTTTCCAGTGGTTCATGGGTTCGTTATTAAAATCGGCCCAGTTAAATTGATAATCGGGGTTAAATCTGCTGTCTAGCCCGGGGTTGGCAAAGTATTTGGCCTCGTTTGGCTCCATGGCCACAAACACTTGGATGAGCGAAAACAGGCCGCTAAATACGCCTTCTTTGCTGTACTTTTCAATTTGGTTTACGGCTTGGCTAACCGGAATGCCACTGCGCTTAAGCTCGACATGAATTACCGGCATACCGTTAATTAGTAGCAGCACATCACCGCGTCTATCGTTGCGCAAAGGGCTGCCGCGTTCAAATTTGGGTTGCTGCACAATTTGGTAACGGCTTTGGCCAGCGGCGATTTCTTGGCGATCGTATATTTTTAAGCTGACTTCTTTGCCCATATGCAAGGTATCGGCTGGGTTATCGCGCTTAATGGCCACGGTTTTACCGTTAATTAAACCGTTGAGCTTGAGCGGGGTTTTAAGTTCTTTGATTTGCTCAATAATTTGCTGCATTTCCGTCACGGTTAATGGGACATCATTTAAACGGTCACGCTGGCGATTATTTTCAAACAAAATGGACGCCCAATTTCGCAGTAAATCCGCCTCGGTTTTGTTTTTGAGTATCTTCTGTTCCCAACCTTTGTTGGTGAGAACCTCAATAAAGGCCTGCTCAAATTGCGCTTCGGTTTTAAAGGTGGTCATGATGGCGCTCCCTGTTAGACAAACATTTTACTTAAGCAGGCCTGTTTGATGTTGTTGAGTTTGGTGATTTGTTGTTGGTGTTGGTTGATTAATGCGTCGAGCTTTTGGAAATATTTGCCTATTTCGACTTGTTCTTCCGCACTCTTTGGAAACACAATATTTGTATTCTGTATTGCAGTCTTTGATATTGATAATACTTTTGTACCCTGCATCAATGACAAAAGCTGATCATGGTATGAAGATGAATTTAAATAGTATCCAAGATATTTAGAAGCAAAATTCAACGTAGGCCTAACCGCAATCGTGTGCAATCCAGAAAGAACTAACTGCTCACCTATATTAAATAGCTCGGTGCATTTTCCAACCATACTATCTTCAGCAGCATCTGCAATGATAATATCACCATCGCGCAAGGCGGCATGTTTTAGTTTATTGGTTACGTCATTATTTGTAATAAAAGGCAAAAGCTCATTAGTTGCATCTAGAACTTCACCGAATTTAATTAATACATCGCCATAGTGAATATTTTTTGCCATTCCATCTTCATAATTCAGATCGGCTCTAGAAAGAGTATTGTTCGATACGTTAACAAAGCAAGTTCCAAATGGCATCTCCTCCCATTTCCCACTAAACCCTTTAAAGCGGATTTCCGGCATGGTTTCGCCTTTTTTGGGGAACATCTTTTCCAGCATGGCTTTTTTAATGCTGCTGAGCTTGTCATGCTTTTGCTGGTGTTGATTGATTAGGTTATCGAGTTTTTGGAAATAGTTGCCTATTTGGGTTTGTTCTTCGTCGTAGCACGTATTTATCGGTGTTGCTTTCGCTTGTTCAATTGTGTAATGCGCAATCGTTCCTGTATGAGAAATACTTTTAATGTGTTTTTTGAAAGGTGCGCTAAAGAAAAAGGTATATAGAAAATATCCATTGAACTTTTTATTGTTCTTTAGCCAAAGCAAGTCAGCATCCTTGAAATATAAAGGATCATCGTTCGGAACTAGGTAAGGAATACCAATCGAGCCACCGCCAGTTATAAGTAGATCATCTTTTGTTACCTTACCAATTTTCTCAGAGAGACCGTTGTAAACCTCGGGGGAAATATAGGATTTAGTGTTTTCCTGTCCTTTGTAAATAGATACAACATCGCTTGTTCTAAAAAATGGCACGCCTGCTTCAGTCCATTGCTCTTTATGAACTCGCGCGGCAGATCTAATATCTATTAATTCACCTAGATTATTTTCAACCCACGCCCCACTAAACCCTTTAAACCGAATTTCAGGCACTTTCTTCTCCACACTCATCTTATTCGCCCTTCAATAAGCGGGTGAGTTCAGCCAAGCCCTGCATATCAAATTCATTGCCGGTGAGCTCGCTCATCATCTGTGCCAGTGCTTGCTCGGTGTTTTTTATCTCATTGGCCACTTGCGAGTAAGTGACGGCGTATTTATCGGCAAGGGCTTGCACTTGGCTAGTGAGTTGGCTAATCACGGAGTTTGGCATAGCAGCGAGTTCGGTGCTTAATGGCGCAATCCATTTAAGGTGCAGCAGGTTGTTCACTTGTTCATCAGTTAATGCTTCGATAGTTATTTTGGTTTTTAAGTGCAGGGCCGTGGCGGCATCTTTGACCGTTTTTTTCAGGGATTTTTCTTCATCGATTAATTTGTTCGCGCGAATGATTTTGGCTTCATAGCTGTCTTCGGCAAATTTAGTTTTGGCATCTTTTTGCTCTTTCAAGAAGACTTTGGCTGCCTTACCGACTTCGGCATTGGCAAAGCCGTCTTGGCTTTCTTTGACCGTGTCTTGTTCTTTTTCTTCTTCGGATAGGGATTCTAAAATTTCCTCCAGAGTGCTGGCGATTTCAGCCAGGCGGGTTTCTTTAGCGGCCAGAGCTTGTAAATCATCACTTAAGTAAGTTTGTTGCACTAAATCGAAGGGCAGTATGTGGCCTTTCCAGCCGTCTTGTACTTCAGTGTCCAGGCCGTTTTTTTTCTTTATAACAATATTGGCATCAACTTGTTTGGCGGCGGCAAAGCCTTCGGTTTGCATCATTTCTAAATCGGCGCTGATGAGCTGCCATTGGTTGTTTAGAAATTGGTAAGCCTGGTATTTGTCGATGAGGGCAATTGGGGCTAAGCGAGTAAATAGCTCGGCACTTAATACCGCCTCTTGTTGATTACGCTTTACGCTTTGCCAGTTTTGTATTAACTGGGTGTTTAGGTAGTTATCAAAGCCATTAAAGGCTTGGTTGTAGGCGCTGATAAACTCTAACACTTGCGGATGCCCACTAATACTGGCGTTGACGTCTTGTTTGGCAATAGCCAGCTCACTGTAAGCGGCGGATTTCGCCCCACAACCCACTGGCGGCGGCGGCACCTTTAACCCGGTACAGGCTGAATCTTTCCATCCATGACAAATGGGTTTTGATAGCCAGAATCGGTGTGCATGATGATTGATCGTCTTTTGACATACCCAATATCAGTGAACCGGCCCGAACCTGACTTGCCATAGTAAAGACCAGATCGCCATTGGCATTACTGGTCAGTAACACACCGCGATGACGGGCCGCGCGTGATAACGAATCAAATACCGTTTCCCCCGGCTCAATTTGCCAGACCTTAAATTTTGTCGCCGCTGCCGCTAACTGAACCTGCCAGATAACACTGACACCAAAGGGTTGGCACAGGTCACGGGCTATTTGCTCAAGCGTGACATTGCGCCACTGACCTTTGCCGTGGATCGCTGCACAATCAACCAAATCGCCGGTTTTATCCCGGCCGGTCACTGTGGTCGTACGGCTTTTACCTTCAACGTCTATCTCAATGGTATCAACGTATCCGGTTACGACACGCTGACCGTTAATCTCCAGCTTGCAGGCTGTGCCAGCCTTCAACACCAGTGGTGAGTCGCCACTATTGACCGTGACGCCCAGCGTGAATTGCCCAGCGATTTCTTCAATGCTGCGTGTGATACTCAATTCTTTCCAGCCACTGTAAATCCGGTTATCTAAATACAGTTCAATTTGATGTGTCATTGATTACCTCAACCTCAACACCGCCGGTCACAAACGCCGGATGCCGGATAGAGTTCCAACACATCGGACGCCAGCTTAAGAGCGCGACTGCTGCTCAGATTTGACTTTTCACGGCGGAATAAACCGATATAAGCAACAAGGTGACGGCCACAACTCCCTGGTAAATCCGCAATGATTTTGAGTAACTGGCGACTGGAATCATCTTCGCACAAGGCTTCCAGATGCCAGTCGGTATGGCAGATAGGGCAGCGGGACAGTTTCATAGGCTGGCCTCGTAGGCATTGGCAATAACCGGGTAATCACGCGACTCATCACCGGTAATAGGGTTAACCGGCAGAGACTTGCGGCGGGCTATCATTGATTTGATCATCAGACGAATATGCCACTGCTTGATGCACTCAAGCACCCGGAATGCCAGCCAGCCGTCAAGCCAGCCCACCTCGGCAACACCTACACCTTTATTGAGCTGTGAGGTCATACGCTTAACGTAAGCATTCAGTGCCAGTTCATCATCGCTACCGACAAAGCCATGCAGGAACATGGTGTTCCAGATGGCACGGATTTTGGGTATTTCCTCCGCTCTTGAACGGCCTTTTGAATCCGGTTTAACCCGCGTTGCAGGCTTATTAAAACGGCGTTTAAATCCTCTTTGCTGGAACTCTGAGTAAACATCTTGCAGTTCCTGATAAGACATCACAGAGCAGCTTGTTTTGCCGTTCGCGGCATTGGCGAGCAAGACACGATAGGTCTCATCATCCAGTTTTAATTGGCTTTTAGCGATATGTATCAAGCGTACAAGTTGCGGACTATTCATAGTGAATCCTCGATTTAGGCGTAAGCCAGCCCTGACGGGTTTACGCCATATTTAAAGTGATTTAATAAAGTTCTAAATTATCCTGCGGGAGTTAATGCCTTAATATTGGCAAACCAAGGTTCAAGACTTATTTCAACAATAACGCCCTGATTAAAGTCACCCGCCAGTGCAACCGTCCTGACAGCTTTGCCACCCCGTAATACTTTGTTGGGCTGATAAATAAAGCTGCTGCCAACCGGGTGTTTTTTATTAAACTCTTTAGCGTTCATATTTACACCGCCGCAATATTAATAGGGATGTTGACCAGCTTGCCCTCTGAGTTTTTCCTGCGAAAGTTGATATAGGTTTTTGATACCGCTACCTGTAACGACTCTGATATGGCTTCCATTGCCTGATGCCAGCGCGGGTCATCAATTTTGATACGACGCAAAGACAATATACGGCTAGTGCTCAATTGGCCCTCTTTATCCACGGCAAAGGCATCCAGAATAATTGCCCGTAAGTTTTCATTAGCACCTACAGACCATTCGCTAATGCATTCATCTATCAGTTCTTTGGCTATATGTAACTCAGGGCCAAAGGTCAGTGAGTCCTGCACCGCAATACGAATTTGCTCACTGCCATCATAGCTGGGGAAAGTGACATTACCCTTCAGACCACCACGAGTCTTACCGTACTTCTCCGCCGCCAAGTCCAGCCAGGCGTAACACTCATCAAATGATTTTGACTTGAATGCTTTGATACGGGCGTTTTCTTCAATGGCTTCGGCAACCTGTGCGCGGACAAAGGCATCCATTTCAAGGTCGAAATCAGACACCTGACTGATGGGTACCAGGCGAGATTTTCGGTCTACCATATAACCTTCAGGTAATACTTTTTTATTTTCCATAGTGCAGACCTCAGTGGTTTTTTTGAGTATTGGTGTTCATGCCCATATTTTCACCAACGTGTTTTACTACACCTGAAATGATTGATGGCTGGACACGGGTAAGTATTTTTAAATATTCCTGGGCGAAATCCTTAGCACCAGGATGATAGCTAGATGTTATTGCCTGTTTGATACCTTCGTTTTCTGTTACATAAATAACAGTTGTAATTGTCATTATTTTTATTTTGCTCATTTCTTACCTCCAGTAAATTATGCAATCCTGCACCATCGCGGTATACGCCTTACGCATACTGCCATTATGGGTTTCTATCATTTCTTTAGAACGGCGAATCAAGTCTGGACACGGAGCGACAATCTCCAGCATCGGTCTGGCCCGTTCAGTGTTAACTCGTTTGATTTCAACGTTACGGCGTTCGAGCCAACCCACCGCATTCACTAACTGCGTTGCTTTACGTTTCATGCATGTACCCCTTCAAGGTCTTTGACGGCTGCACGGATGTGCTTTTCAGTCAGGGCTTCGTTACTGCCTTTGGCAAACATCGCTGCCAGGCGGAGTGTGTGGGAGACGGTACGCAATGCGCCGGGACGCTCGGATAAGGTCTGGATCAACGCGCGTTCGGCTTTCCCCGTCAGGCCCCATGCATCGGAAATAGCAGTGATGTCATCCCGCTTGGTTTTGAGGATGGCCACTTTCTTGGCGATACGGCTAAACAGACGGGCGAAATCCACACTACGGGAACTGCCGCCAGTCAGTTTGGCGTATACCTGATGGTTACCGACCAGCGCCAGACCGATACCGGTTTCTTCCTGCAAGATGCGCAATTCTTCCAGCACCGGGTAATCCAGGTGATCGGCTTCATCGATAATTAACAAGCCGTTAGTGCCACGCAGTTTCCTGCGCACTGCGCGGCCCAATTGCCCAGCACGACGGGGTGCATCACCGACACCCAGCTCTAAAGCCAATTCATAGAGCGCTTCGCTAAGGCTGGCGCGGGAGGGGGAAACGGTGATTAACCAGACATTCGGGCGCTCAGAAACAAACTGCTGCAATGAGCGGGTCTTGCCGACGCCGGGACTACCATAGATAACGGTGATGCATTGCGCCAACTGCGCATATTGCAGCGCAGACCATATCTGACGTGCTGTTTTGGTCTGCACAAAATCAGGGGCTTCCGGCATTTCATTTGCGCGGCGGCTGCGATTTTCCAACCAGATAGCGAGTTGCCCGGCGATTTTACTGTTGTCACCCCGGTAACTTTCACTCATAAACTGCGACAGTGCGGTGCCTGAAATAGCGCTTTCACGGGCGATAGTGCTATAGGTCACATCATCACGTTCAACGATACCGCGGATCTCAGCGCGAACATCAGCCATTGCGGTTTGGGCGTGGGCTATATCCATTACATTAGTCATAATAATTATTCTCCTACAGGCTGTTTTTCTGTTGTTGCTCATGCAATTGAGCAACCGCATTTTCAAAGGCATAGTCATAGTCGGTATCAGACTGTTCCTCTACCAGTTCACGCCGCACGGTATTACCGACAGGGCGATAGATTTCAACAACTCGGCTTTCAGGGGGTTCCGGTGGCAAGGTATCTGGCATCAGCTCCGCAACTTCCAGCGCAGTCATGCGGCTCTGTGCTACTGTTGCCTCTTTAGTACGTTTAACAAATCGAGTTCTATTTCTGTGATGTTCACGGGCGGCTTGCGTGTCACCGAACCCGGCTTTCTGAATACAAATGGCTTCGCAAATGAAGCGCCCATCAAGGGTGTAACACAGCACACTGGCGTGTAATTGTGCTGGGTCAAACCGCACCACCACCTTATTGGGCTTGATACCCAGTAACTGTTCGTTGTAGTAGCGGTTATCACGGCCCTGTAGCTTCCCGCCAGCCTTCAGCACAAAGGTGCCATCATTCACAGTGACTGCCTCAGACGGCAGCAGCAGCAAGTGCCGTTGCTCTGCGGTAGCTTTGCGCACGGTACTTTCCTGATAGCTTTGCTCAAAGGCGGCATCAAAGGAGAGAATGCCCCGGCATACTTCGGTATCGCGCTTAGGGCGGCGATTCCAGAAGGCGATCCCCTCGGCCAGTGCTTTTAAAAAGACTTCGGCATCAACCACCCGTTCACCGTAATTATCCGGCTTGGCCATGGGGTTGGCACCGGTATACGCGCCCGCCAGTGAGGGGTGTTTATCGACAACTTCACCTAATCCACCATGTGAGAACGCACGTTCAATCGGCTTGGCCTGACCGTGGCCCTGACCAAACAAAACACTTGTCCAGTGCAGTTGAATGCCCAGCAGCGGAATAATGCCCTTAGGGTCATCTTCTTTAACTTTGAAGCGGTAACGGTTCGGCACACCACCTGTCATCCATTTGTTGGCAGCGGCGCGGGTGTTATCGATGGTGATATGTTTGGGGATGCCGTATTGCTCGACCACATCGGCCAACGCCAGACGAATAGAATCACTGTTCTCGGAAACATCGGTGCGGTAGCCCAAAATCTTACGGGTACGAATATCCTGCCAGACCCATGTTTTAGGCCGGATGATTTCGCCGTTGAACCAGCGAACAAACACGTTATGTTGGTAACCATCGCCGTTGATCCACTCCATGGCATCCAGTTCCAACACGCTGCGCTCTTGGGCAGGATAAAGACGCATCACGGCATGTTGCCCTTCGCGTAACAAAACGACTTGCTCTGCCGGAACCTCACGCTCCAGCTTGCGCCGTAGCGATGACAGGCTCGGTATTGTCCAGTTATGAGCGGCGGCAGCTTCTTCCAGCCGGGCGTAACAGGTACGTAATGCCGGTTGCTCCAGACGCAGAAAATCGGCGAGAAAGAAATCCCAGGCCTCAGCAGCACATTCGGCTTCTTTCATTTTACGGGCTGTCATGCACTGGCCATGTTTACTGACCAGGGCCGCCAGCCAGTCAGTGCGATCAAACGGCTTGGCGAGGTAATACCAGCGCCGAACGTTGGCAGAGGACACATTGAGGGCTTCACCGACAGAATCAAATGCAGTCAACGTATCGATGCTGGAATCAATTAACCCGGCTACCGCGATAACGGCTTCGCATTTTTCGCGTGCTTTTTCCCGCTGTTTATTGTTGGCGTTATTCCAGTGCTGCCACAGTGACTCGCGGCAATAGGCATCAGACGGGCGCTTGATGATGTCAAAATGTTGATTGTTGATTTCAACCGTGCCCTGGGTTTTTAAGACTGAGGCGCGAGCGACGGGAGGCAGACAATTGATGTGATACTCAAATGCTTTAGATCCGGCACGCTTACGCCGTTGCTCTCCCGCTAATTTATCGAGATTGGCACGAATATTATGCTGCATGCTGGGGAAGCCTGGTAACCCTACACACTCTAGCGCTGTGACCCAAATATCCATTATTCACACTCCACGACAAATCAAGTCGTTTTACGGGTTCAATTAGGCGTGGTTAAAAGTGTGAACATCAGTTGTGTTGTTCAGCTTTATATAGCGGCTTGGCCAGATAACCTCTGGATTAACACCAAGGGCATGAGCGATTAAACGCTCACCTTTTGGCCAGGGGCGTACCAGGGCATTGCGTAAAGTGTCTTTGGACAGACCTGCTGCAACAGATAGGGTTCGTAGATTAGTGCCACTTTTTTCTAACGCCGCGCGAATATCTGCGCGATGCCAGTCTTGTCTGTTTGTCTGCAT